CCATCTCATAGATTACCTAACAACACCTTATGCAGAAGGTGGTCTTGGTGTTCACGACACTAGTCCAACTTTCTATGCATACTATAGTATAGTTAGGAATTGGAGAGACAACTTAGAGTATGAAGACTAATGATTAGTAAAAAAGAATTCACTGAACAAGTAGAGAAACTACTTAGGGGTGGTAAAGCAGGAGTTATGGATTCTATTGTTAAAGTTTGTGAGAACAATAACATAGAACCCGAAAGTACCAAAAGACTTTTATCAGACCCATTAAAACAAAAACTTCAAGCAGAAGCACAATCGTTGAAGTTAATTAACCGAAGTAATGGTTCACAAGCAACCATAACTTCTTTCTTTACAAAATAGGAGTATATAATGAAAAAAGGTGATACAGTAAGTGTAGTAGCAACAAGTGGCGAGTATGTAGGAGTGTTAGATAATTTAGAACCTCTTACACTAACGAAACCAAGAATGATAGTACAAGCACAAGATGGTGGAATGGGATTTGCACGAGGAGTTGCAGTCACTGGAGATGAGAATCCCGACACTATGGTGTTTGGTAACTATGTCTTTATTGCAAAGACAAACGCAAAGGTTGTAGAAGCACACGCAACTGCAACAAGTTCAATCGTCAAACCCGAGTCAAAAATTATAACTTAATGACGAGTCGTGATGGATATGATGCTTATACCTTGTACCTTGGAATTAAATTACATTTTAGTTCTAAGGACTACAACTTTATCAAATACAACGGTAAAGTAAAAGCAGATATCCAATCATTCCTTAAGAGAAAGGACAAATACCATTTCGGTAAATTACATAAAACATATAAACAAGACCTGCAGGATTTTTACATTGCAAACTTATCAGTAAAAGACCAATGGGCAGGTGAACTATTGAGTGAAGAATCCGATAAGGTCTATAAGGATTGGAAGAACAAACACCAAAAACTATCTTATCTATTTGAAACTGAAGTGAGTGATTTACTTCGTAAGTATAAAATAAACACTCAACTTAAAGTGGTTAATGGTCAACACCCTCGTTTACTTAAATCATATATGAGTAAACAAACTAGTTTAGAGACTATCTGTATTATGGATGAGATAATTGGATTCACAAAAGATTGGGATAAACTTATATCAGAGAAGGTTGTCTATCCCGACATCTCTCTGAAGATACAAAAGTATAAATCATTTATACAGTTTGACCATAGTAAATACAAACAAAAACTTATTGAATTATGCTCACAATAGTTGGAAACGGCCCAAGTAGATTAAACTATAATCTAAATGAATTAGATGAATGGTGGGGTTGTAACTCAATCAGAAACGATAATATTCCCGACATACTCTTTGCAATGGATATCATTGTACAAAGAGATATCTTTAAGAATGAGTATCATAAAGAAAACAAAGTTGCTGTCGGTGGGTGGGAACCATTAGAAATAGAACACTACCCGATGATTAAGATGGGGTTAGAGTTTGGGTTTCAAACTCTCATAGATAATGTCAATCAAAAGGATGATTGGTTTATTGCAATGGGAAATGATAAGACTATGGATTTGATTAGCTATAGCACTTCTCAAAAAGATAACATAGTTATATATAATTATCCTAATCTTAAGAACCTATTTACAGGAATGTCTGCATTAGGTTATGCTATGGAACAAGGTGTAAGTGAGATTACACTACTAGGTTTTGATGCACTTCAATATGGAGATGTATCAAATGTATATGAAGGTACGGAGTTCTATCTACCTAAATATACCAACGAGAGTAGAGTGCTAGATGCACAACGCTCTCAATTTATTGCACTCTTAAAACACTATAAAGAGTCAAAGGTATTTTTTAAAAACACCCTAGACAAGATAGAGTTGGTAGAGTATAATAAACTGTCTTATTATGAAAATAGTGAGAGGTGGATTCTAGGTCAAGGTCTAGAATCCGAAATATAAAATGCGATATAATTGTACGATAAAATAGGAGAATACAATGTCAAGTAGTTTAGATAAACTAAGAGCTGCAATGGAAACAGCTTCACCATCTGATGGTGCAAAAAAATCCTACACAGACGATACTATGTGGAAACCCGAACTCGATAAGAGTGGTAACGGTTACGCTGTAGTTCGTTTCTTACCTACTCCCAATGGAGAAGAGATGCCTTGGGTATCATACTTCGACCACGGGTTTCAAGGGCCAGGTGGATGGTATATTGAGAAATCATTGACCACTATCGGCAAACAAGACCCAGTATCTGAATACAACACCCAGTTGTGGAATACAGGTATCGAAGCAAACAAAGAGATTGCAAGGAAACAGAAGCGAAGACTTCACTATGTTTCTAATGTCTATGTTGTTTCAGACCCTAAAAATCCCGACAACGAAGGTAAAGTATTCAAATACAGATACGGTAAAAAAATCTTTGAAGCACTCAAGGAAGCAATCTCACCTGCATTTGAAGATGAGAAAGCAATCAATCCTTTTGACTTGAGAGATGAAGGTGCAAACTTTAAGATTAAAATCAGAAAAGTTGATGGTTACTGGAACTATGATAAGTCAGAGTTCGATGCAACTGCACCATTATTTGATGATGAAACTAGGTTGGAAAGTATAAATAATTCAACTCATTCATTGTCGAATATTATTTCGCCAGAAGAGTTCAAGTCTTATGACGAACTCAAAGAGAAACTAGACAGAGTTCTAGGTCTTGCAGGTGGAATGAGTAACTCTACAGCAGAGTCTGTTGCAGAAGATATGGAAGAAGTTCCTTGGTCTAATGTAAACACTGAATCTGTTGCAGAAGAACCTGTAATCTCATCAGTAGAATCAACCTCTCCAGTAGTAGAGGAAGACGATGCGATGGATTACTTTAAGAGACTTGCAACTGATTAAGTAGTAAGACTCTTTATGGGGATGGAAGATTACGATATGTATAATGTGAAAAGTCTTCCATCAACACTAAGACCGTGGAGTAATAATGGGGGTACTTAGTAAGGGAAAGGTCAATAGCATAAGCGGATTGGTCGGTGAAGAACGGGTTGCTGTAAGGCGTGGGGTGACTTCACACTTTTTTATAAATTAACAATAACAATAATATGCCAAGTGTAAAACCAAGAATAAATCCGAAGAACAGAATGGAAGAACCATTTGATAAACTTCTTCGTAGGTTTAAGAAAGAATGTGATAATGCAGAGATAGTGCAAGAAGTTAGGGATAGAAAGTATCACGAGAAACCTAACGATACTAAGAATCAAAAGAACCAAGATTTAAAACGAAGAAAAAAATTAGATGCAAAGAAAAGGGCAATACCAACAAGACAAAGAAGAAGATAATGAATCAATGGCACGGAGGAAAAGGTTCCAAGAGAAGGAACTCAGACGATAAGACCTATGCAGATAATTGGGAGAAAATCTTTGGTAAAAAGAAACCCGAAATAACTACTCGTAAAGAGACACCATCACACGGACTTACTCAAGTCCATAAAGACAAAACAAAATATAATAGAAAGATTAAAACTTTAGACTAGACTGGAAATAATTTCAAGTTACTACCAGCAGTTCTGTTGAAGTCATTGTCTCTGTTTCTTGCAGAGTTTTGTCCACCACTTACAAAAGTATTTGTTTGACTATTGTCGTTTGAATTTGATTGAGTAGTAACAACAGTATTAGAAGCAACAGAAGCATTTTCACCTGCTTCAGTTGTTGCAAGTGTACTATCTGCAATTGCATCACCATCTACAGTTGGAAGATTTGCTACTGCTTGGTCTACAATTCTTTGAGAGTCATTATCCCCTGCAAGTGATGTTGCAGCTTCATCTCCTGCAAGACCTCCTACGATTGCACCACCAATACCACCAACTAGTGAACCTAAGAACCCACCAACTGCTATTCCAACTGGGCCACCGATTACACCTAGTGCTCCTCCTACTTTTGCACCAAGTACTGCACCACCCAATCCACCTGCAAGTGAACCAGCACCTTTACCAACACTTCCTGCTTTATTAGCTAAGGTTGCGTCCTCTAATTTTTTAAATTCTTCATCGGTATATGCACGAGATTCACCAGTCACATCATCCTTCTTCATTAGGGTTCCGTCTTCTCTCGCCTTTCTCAACTGTTCAATCTTATCTTGTTGGTCTTTTAAATCAAAACCAGTTTCAGCTGCAGCACCAAGAAACGGAAGTTTCTTAGTAAGAAATTTTGCAGTATTCTTTATTCCACCTAATAATCTACCACTCTGTTTTACAGTCTCTTCAACACCTTCTCCAGCAAGCTTATTTACTTTGAATCTTTTGTCGGGTGTTCCGTCTGCTTTTAGAGGTACCTTTGGTTTAGGAGTTGGTTTAGGAGTTGGTTTGGGTTTTATTCCTAACCCAAGTTTAAGTTTTGATATACCTTCTGAAAGTGCTTTACCAGCACCTTTAAATATTCCTGTTATTCGTTCAGCAGACTCTTTGATTGCTATTCCCACTCCAGCAAATGCTTCTGCACTAAATGCTGTTGTTATTGCTGCAATTGCAGCACCAATTGCGATTGGAACTGCAAGAACTCCTAGAAGTATTAACGCAAGTCCACCAAAGATTAAACCAAGTGTAGCAAGGATTCCTGAAAATGCAGTAGAAATTGCACCCAGTTTTCCACCAATTACCTTTTTGTTTTTTAGATTTGTTGCATCTACCTTATTGTTCTTCTTTGATAATGTTGTTTTGTCCTTTAGAACCTTTTCACCTTGTTTCTTTTCTTTCTTATTTCCAAGGATTCTATCTTTTAGTCCCTTTGCTTTTTCTTTGACGACATTTTCCTTGTCGACATTATCAAAACCCTGTACAACTTCTGAGATGTTACCTGCTGCAGATAGAAGACCACCACCAACATCTTTAACTGCATTAAATTTGGATACTAACGGGTCTAATACAGCACTGATATCAATGATACCACCACTTAATTCCTTCAACCCACTACTGAACTTACCAAAACTCTCACTTGATGAAGCGTCTTCTAAGTCTTTCTTAACTTTATCGTTGTTCTTTTTTTGTACTGCAACTAAAACATCTGTTGCTTTCTTGGTTTCTTCTAATCTACGATTTTCCAGAGCAACTTCAGTTTCTTTTGCTTTTGCTAATTCACTCTCAAGGTCTGATATCTCTTTTAGTGCTTTTTCCTTTTGTTCTCGTGTGCTGTCAACACCTAAGTTTTCTGCTTCCAGTACTTTCTCGTTTATGGTCTTCTGCATCTCAATGAGAGTTGCAGATGATTGCAACTTATCATTGATTGAATTTTGAATCTCTTCTTGTTTCCTTAATGATTCTTTTACAGCACTGTTTACTTTTGCGAACTCAGGGTCTGCTGCAGCTTTACGTTGTGCTTTAAGTAATTGGTTACTTGCAAGCATACCTGCAAATGAGTCCTTTGAATTTTTTCTAAGATTTGCAGCAGTTTCTGCAACATCTATATTGATGTTCTTAAGTTCATCAATTGCATTTTTAAACGGTTTACTAAAACCCTTAGTAGTTTCACTAAGTGCATTAACCTGTTTCTGCAATTCTGCTCTTGATTTGTCGAACTCGTCTGCCATTTACTGTTTCCTATTTACCGAATGCTTTTCCTGCTTCTGATATACCGAATGCACCAAGTGTCACTACAACAAATGATGTGTAGATTGTTTCTGATACCTTTAAGTCCATATCCCATACTAGTGCAGTGACTAAGTCAGTCATACCAAACACTACCATTAAGAAGAAAGAAATAAACCCGATGATTGCTTTTTCATTCAAGTCATTATCATCTAAAAACAAATCCATAAACTTTCGTTTAGGTGGTTCGAGACCACGTTTTGCTTTGATAGCATCTTCTTTCATCTCTTTGATGACATCTTCCTGTTCATCAAGTTTCTCGATAAGTGCCATATACTTATCTAAGTCAATTTCGACCTCATTACTGGACTGGTCTTTATATTCTTTTTCGTCTGCCATTGTTCTATCCTTTAATTATATTAAAAAATCACTTTGTGCATAACTAAGACTTTCTTTTTTCCTGCCTCATCTTCTCTTCTTCTAACCAGTTGAGAAGAAGTTTTACGTAAATCTCTCTCTCCCAAGGTATCATTCTGTCTAACTCTGTTAATGAATACTTGTGGTGTTGCATTAACTGAAAATTAGTATTATAATAGTTTATTAAACTCTCGTGAGAAAGAGATATTAAAAAAAACTTTGTAACCCCTTTAGTGTTGTTTCATTTACAGCACCACAAGTGTCACACTTGTATTTAACATCCTTTGCAACTGATGGAAGAGATTCAAAGAACTCATTCAACCCATCTAACTGTTCTAGTGTTAAATTCTCTACAAACTCTCTCAACTCGCTGTCAGGAATTTCACTTGTGTTATAAACACTTTCTTCATCGAAGATTGTATCAATTCCTTTCATCAATAACTCTATAAGCTTCTCGTTCTCATCTGTTATCGATTCTGCTTTTGCAAGTTCGGATGTATTAGGAAACTTAAGTGTTACACCTAGTGTTTCACTAAGCATAATCTTGGAGTCTACTTCCGAGGGTTTAACAATTTCAACACTAGTCAAGTCAACTTTCGTAGTACCTGTTCCCTCACATCCTTCTTCACCACAATAAAATGATACATCAACACTCTCACCAACCGACTTTGCACGAATATTTAAAAATAAATACTCCAAGTCATATATTGGAAGTGTCATTGTATCTACTGCACCATCGGTCACTGCATTTACTAAGTTCTTAACAGCATCTAAAATTTCGTTATTATCAGAACTCTCTTTTGCAATTAAAAGATACTTCTGTTCTTTAACAAGAAACGGTCTGAATGTTACTTCTCGACCATCACTTAATCTGCACTTAAACTTAGGTGCATTTTGGATTGGTAATCCCATACTTTACTCCATTATATTAAGGGCCAATTATTGACCCAATTTGACTCAACCTAGTGTCAAGTCTAGACAGTCTATCAAAAAAACTTGATGAACCATTTCTATCTGCAAGTTTCCCTACATCTAAAAGAATATCTAATACTCTTCTACCTCTATTTATAAGTCCACCCGATGATGTATCTGCAACATATTTTGTTTTAAATGACCTGAATGAAATAGTACAAGTGAATCTCATTACATCATCTCTAGTACCTGAATTTAATTCCATAGGTGCAAACGAAATAGGAAACGCTTCCATCAATTCATATTCCATTGCTTGTTTCCCATTCATTCTCAATTGTCTTATATTGATTGTTCCAACATAATCCGATAAGTATGAAAACTTAGGATTTGTTGATGCACCAAGACCTTCGTCTATAGCACTTGCAGCTCCACTGTAGATGGTTTCCATCCACGCATCTATTAAAATTCTATCAGTAAAGGATGAGTCACATAAGAATGTGAACTCTACATTACCTGAATCGTGATTAAGTTGGAAGGGTAGGTTTCGTGTTGGCCCATATTCTGAGAATTGGGATGTCTCTATTTGTCTTCCTGGCAAAGAACAGGATTCAACTCTAAGTCCTTCCCAGTTTAAACCGAGTTGAGGACAGAAGAAATCTGCTTCGAACCTATTAGGTCTTGCACCGTTGTCAAAACTACTTTTAAATTTTTCTATATCTAAGTTACTCATTAGAATTTCCCTTTGCTATCTGCATATACTGTATTGGCATTAATATTAAATTGTTGAAGAGGTAACATAGAAACCACATCCCAATGTTCGGGTAATATTCTAATTATTCGACTTTCTATATGTGTCCATAAGTATTTTTTGACACAAGGTTTACCGTATTTCAATTCTGATATCTTCATTAATAATTCATATGTTATGTTAAATTTTGCACCTTCTTCTAATTCGTCATCATTACTAAGTTTGTACAATTCCTCTAAAAACCTTGCACGAAAACGAGGTGGTATGTAATGTAAGTTTAATCCAATACATCCTTTAAAACTTTTTTCGATAAGAATCATAACAGGAAACTTATCGTAATACGGTAAAACATCTTTGTACTTTGCATCATACATATACATAAACATCTCACCTGTTCTCATATCAGAAGGTAAAGCAGTATCGCCTTGACTTCTAAGAATGTCTTCTTGTTTTACTCTTATGTTTCTTAGGTTTTTTCTAAACCACTGTAAACTCTCATCAGTCTTCTCTTCAAATTCTGATGGCAATAGATTATCATATTGTTCAAATAAACCCGACATTATACTTTATTTATGATTATTTAATGTAAATTCTTAGGTTATCTGTATTAATCTCATTTATATTTGGATGAAAATCGTAAAGGGACAATAAGTCGTCTTCTTTGAGTATTGTTTTTGCTTGGATGTGAACATTACTTGTTTCATCGTCACTGAAATAGTCTTGTATGTCGGGAGAACATTCACCTATTAGGTATGGTTTCTTACCACCAAACATATCATACACTCTCCTATTCAAATTGTAGTATTCAGGTCTATCTTCACCCACGTGGAACTCAATAACTTTTTTATGTTCTTCATTACATATCGCAACGTGTAAGTTCAACTTCTTTTCTAAAAGTGATAAGAAGGGTGTCGACCATTCTTCAAATGATAATGCAGGTGCATCAATCATATCTTGACTATCCCAAACAATAAACTTGTGTTGCATATCTTTAATATGAAGTAGTACTGATTCACGGAATGAGCCTGGATGTACCCACCACTTAGGGGTTCCCTGTTTAGTATGTATGCAAGCTTGAGGTATTGAATAGAACCCATTTGTCTTTGCTTCATTGATTAAATATATAAACTTGACTGCGTGGAAGGAAAGGTTATCAGGAACATTAGACATCTTTTCTTTGAAGGTCTCTTTAGTAACTGGTTCAGTATCTAAATTGAGGAGTAACCCTTTAATATAACTTGACCATCTTTTAGTTTGCACTAAGTCGTACTTGTTTACTGCATCATCTAGTGTTATGATTTTTGGTGGTGCGATTTTAGACATCTCTTCAAAGTCTTTTCTAAGACGAGTTATCCCCTCTTCATCTATCTCATATTCTGCTGTATTAATGTTGTATATCATTTAAATAATTCTCCACTGATTTTATGTCGTTAGGTGTATCTACAGACAAACCCACATCGTTAACTTCTACCATCTTAACCTTATAACCGTTCTCTACAAATCTTAACATCTCTACCGATTCACTTCTCTCCAAATCTCTAACTGGAAGTGTAGGGAAGAGTTTTAAGAACTCTTTATCAAATGCATAAAGTCCCAATTGTTGTTTGATAGGTGTTGTATCTTTTTGATAATATGGTATACTAAGTCGTGAATAATATAGTGCATTATCATATGAATCTGTTACTACTTTGACAACATTCTTATCGTGTAATTTGTGCCACTTACCTGATTCAGATAACTCTACATATGCATTTGTGACACTACTTAGTGTATGAGTCTCTATTAACTTATCAATTGCATCAGGGTCAATCAGGGGTTCGTCACCTTGAATGTTAACATATACCTTTGCATCAAGTGTATCAAGTGTAAGTGCAATTCGGTCAGTTCCCGTTTTTACATCGTCATCTATCCTGATTACATTCAGGTTATTGTCATTACAGTAGTTCTCAATTCGGTCATCATCCGTAACCACGTAGACTTCGTCTAGTCTCTTCGACATCGATGCTTGGTCATAGACCCGTTTAATCATAGGGACACCATTAATCATTGCAAGGGGTTTACCCTCGAATCTAGTTGAACCCCAACGGGAAGGTATTAGACCGACTGTATTGATTTTGCTTTGTTCCAGCATTCTACCTCACCGTATCCATATTCTGCGTGTATAAAATCCACACCTGATGCATCTGCACATTCTTTGTCTACTATCATATCTCCGACATACACTGCATCTTTCGGACTTGTATTACAATGTGCAAGAGTATATAGTAGTTGGTCGGGTGAGGGTTTACCTCTTAGACCTTCAGTAGGACAACAGATAAAATCAAACTCAACATCTAACTTAGATAGAATGTCGTGTGTCCTATCCTTGTGTTTGGATGTGACGACTGCAAGTTTCTTTCCTTGTGACTTAAGATGTTGCAAGTGTTCTTCTACACCATCGTAAAACTTAATCAACTTACTATTCTTTGAAGAGAACTGATTGTAGTTTCTCATCAATTCATCTTGGTCGGTAAGTATACCCATCTCAGTCAGTATGTCTTTAAAGGGTTTACCAATAAGTTTGAAGTAATCATTGAAATCTCTACCAGTGTTGAGAGAGTCAAATGATTTTCTCATATTATCTTCAGAATCAATTAAGACTCCATCTAAATCAAATACATATAATGTTTTCATTTCTTTTTGTTTGGTAATAGGTGTTCTTCTGTGAGAATCCTAAATCCATATTTCCTATCTTTACAGTACTCTTCTGCAGCTTTGAACTTTGCTTGGTTAACAGCATAGGTTGCAATCTCATTTAAGTACCTTTTTGTTTTTCGTTTCTGTTCTTTTGGTGGTAATGTTTGTCGTTTGGGTTTAACTTCTATAATTTCACGAAGAGTTTTACCATTTGAGTTGACATACTTGATATAAAAGTCGGGAAAGTATCTATGTACTCTCTTATCGATGGGAGAACGATACGGTATTATGATTTCTTCGCTACCCCATTCTATGATTGATGGGTTATTATCGCAGTAAACCATAAACTTTCGCTCCCATAATGACCGATAATAGATTTTTGTTGGGTCACCTTTGTACTTTTTATAGTTCTTCGGTTTAAACTTACCACTGTATGACATAAATAACTGTAAACTCTTTAGGATTATTTATATGTCAGTAATTGATAAAATTTTAAACAAGGTAAACAAAGCCAAATCTGCAATCAATTCCATCAAAGGAATACAAAGTAAAATTAAAAGTCTCAACTATAACTCAGTTATAGATGCTTTGGGAGAAGAAGCACGGGAAGCAAGAGATAGTCTTAACGAAAGACGACAAGATTTGGAACGACAAATACAAAACTCATCTTCAAGTAAGGGGTTTAGTAAGAAAAGTCCAGCAACTAAGTTTGTTGACCTACAATATCCCGACCAAGATTTAGATAACTGGTTGGTGTTTACAACTAGACCTAGAAAATCACGAGAAGGTAGAGAAGGTTCAATAAGAAGTGGTCGAAATAAAAACCTTTTATCAAGTGAAGAACAAGTTGAAATTAAATTGTATATCCCCGATTCATTAATCTCTCAGTCTAATGTTTCATATAAAGCACAAGGTATCAGTGGTGCTAAAAGAGGTGTTGCAGACATTATCAGTAAAGTAGGAAATGGTATTAAAGGTGATGCAATGGAAGCATTCGGTCAAGAAGCTGCATCTGCAGTTGCAAGTACTGTTATCAATGGAATAGATAAACTAACAGGTGGATTTACTAACGTATCAAGAGGTCGTGCAATCAACCCTATGCAAGAACAACTACTAGATGGTGTTGGATTTAGGTCGTTTAACTTTACATATGACTTTTATCCAAAATCTAGAAAGGAAGCAGATGCAGTTAACAGAATAATTTTTGCATTTAGAACTGCAATGTTACCCGATACATTTGCAGCAGAAGATGGAGGAGGAGTAGAAAACTTCTTTAATATGCCAAACATCTTTGATGTAGAATTCGACGGGCCGATTGCAGAAAAGGTTGACGGATTCCTTCCTATGGTGTGTGCAAAATGTGATGTCGACCATACAGGTGGTCAAAAGTTTTCAACATTCATTGACGGTCAACCAATTAAAAGTACTATAACAATGGAGTTTTTAGAAATCAAAATTCTATCACAAGAAAATTACTTATCAATCAGTCCATTTAAAGATTCTTTATCGGACTTCAATGTTGATTATTCAAACCAAGACATTGAACAAAATAGTAGTATACTTGATGAAGTTCGTAACGATGGAACAGGAGGGTAATTATGTCACAAGAATTATTTAAAAATTTTCCGAAGATTGGTTATAAATTAGAGAATGGTAAGTTCATTACAATTAGAGATTTCTTTAGAAAGTCTGCTATTGATGTAAAATCATTAGACAATATCATAAGTTATGAGTACTATGAACTAGAAGACGGAGAACGACCTGATATTGTTGCATCTAAAGTATACGGTAATAGTGATTTACATTGGACATTATTTCTTGTAAATGAATTTATGAACTACAATGATTGGTATAAAGATACAGAAACATTTGATGCATATATAAATGACAAATACCCAGGCCAGTTTTTAACTGTAACAAGCAACAGTAGTATTATAAGTCAAACTAATAAATTCTTATTAGGAGAAAAGGTATTATCAGAACAAGGTTCGGGTAATGTATTAATGTTACAACCTACATATAATAGACTTGGTGTAACTAGTAGTGATTGGATAACTAGTGATACTATTACAGGTCAGTCTAGTGGTAAGTCCTTTGTTATAGAAAGTGCTATTGAAATGAAAGATGGTGTTTCGTACTATAAAGATGCTGATGGATTTAAACACAACTACTTCATCAATGGTTCTACACAAATTAGTAACTTAGAACACGAGATAGAACATAACGAGGAGAAACGAAACATCAAAATCATCAAACCAAATCTAATCACTAAGGTAGTAGATGAGTTTGAAAGATTGATGTCTAATTAATAATGAGTCAAGTAAACCTTAGACCAGGCGAGTTTGTCATCGAAGCGATGACACTAGTAACACCCGAAGGGGATTCTATAGCACTTGAAGACATCGTTACAAGTTTTCGTCTGTATGAAAGTATATTCAACAAGTTTGTAAGTGCTGACATATCTCTTAGAGATGGTACTAATGTTTTAAAGAATTATAAGATTGTTGGTCAAGAATATATTAGAATTTCTGTTCGTGGTAAAGAAGGTACTGGAGATAAGTCAGATAAAAAGTTTTCGATTGATAAAACCTTTAGAGTCTATAAAGCAGTAAACAATGTAAGACTTGATGATAAGACACAAACAGTTCAGTTAAAACTTTGTGAACCAAGACTCTTCTATGTATCAAAAAGACGAATGAGTAAAACATTTAGAGGTTCGTATTCCTCAATGATACTTTCAAGTATGAAAGAGTTTGGTAATATGAAAGATACTGAAGTTGATTTTTGGGAATCAACACTTCCTGAAAATGTGCAATTCATTTGTCCTAATTGGACAGTAAATGATTTCTTAGATTATTGTGTTAATAATGCAGACAAAGGTGTTAAAGCAGCTTGGAGGAATGGATACTTCTTTTTCCAAACACTAAACGGTGGATTTAGATTTATGTCTATCGATGAGATGTTTGAAAGAGAGTTTCCTTTAAAATTCAACTACTATCCTAAATCTGCAAGTCTAAAATCAATGGACTTACCAATCAACTCTGAAGGTGGTCTTAACTCAACTATTGAAGAATACAGCAAACCACAATTGTTTAATATCTTACGAGGGACAGAGACGGGTGCATTTTCAGCATCACTAAGAGTATACAATCCAATAAAGAAGATTGAGGAAGAACATCATTACGACCTTGCAAAAACTATGAAGAGAGGAACCCATCTTTCAGGATTCCCAATGCTTCGTTTGGATGATGAAGAGGTTATACTGCAACCTGATATTCAAAGTGACCCTTTGGTTGCACCCCCATCAACCTCATTGGATGCTGACTTCGCACCCAATAAAGCATACAACAGTGTAGTTATCGAAGACTTTACAATGATGCATCCATACGGAGATGCAGATAACATAGAACTACCTGAAATTTTCGGTGGGAACTCTACAAAAGATGAAGCACGATTAGAGAGAAATGCATTATTAGAAATACTACAACAAAATGTAATGGTACTTAAGGTTCCATTCAGAACTGATATTACAGTAGGAACTGTTCTCGTATTAAACATACCTGAAGCAGAAGTTAAGAAGGAAGATAATGATATCAAAAACACTCTTAATGATAATAGATATCTCATTACAGATATAATGTTTGAAGGATTTCCCGACCAAAGACAAGGAGAGGTTACTATAGAATGTGTTAAAGAAAGTTTTTCAGAAGACATTAAGTCTAGTAGACCTTTGGATAATGTTGGGTCAGGAGAGATTATATAATGCATCATTTTTATGGAATAGTTGAGGATAGACAAGACCCTCTAAAGATAGGTAGGGTTCGTGTAAGGATTCACGGTATTCATACTGCAGATAAGTCTTTGATTGGAACACCCGATTTACCTTGGGCGCAAGTATTACTACCAACCACCTCTGCAGGATTATCAGGTCTTGGATTTAATTCACACGGACTTGTAGAAGGTACAACTGTATTTGGATTCTTTAGGGATGGTAGTAAACAAGACCCAATTATCATAGGTGTTGGTACAGGTATAACAACCGATGGTTTTAAACAAGAAGTTGGTGGTACCATTTTGTCTAGAAGAGTTGATAGGGGATTCAATGACCCACGTAGACTAACTCCTACAGACTATAAAGGAACAGATGATGATGTTACACCAACAGCAGATTCCAAAAGGTCTTGGGGTCTCAATAAAGCATTAGATACTGCACCAATCATACCCGAGTCATTAAGTATAACTTATACTGGTAGTGGTTCTACTATCACAAATCCAACTCTAACAGAGAGTGACCTACCATATTATCCTTTGTATTTTGGAAAGTCAGACCTATCTAAGTTTGCAAGAGGTGATGGGACATACGAACATAGAAGTATTAGTGGTATAGTTGAGAGTAAAAATATAACTGCAGTAGTAGATTCAATAAAGAACGCCGACCCAAACCTTGCAGTGTTCCCTAATTCAAAAGCAAACCCAGTTTATCCATACAACAAAGTTATGGCATCAGAGTCGGGTCATATGTTAGAGATTGATGATACACTAGATGCAGAAAGAA